CTACAAGTGTAGGGACTTTATGGGTTACACAAGGCGGAGCGGGAGTGGCTGATGTATTGGAAGTCTGCTTGAAGTCGGCGGCAGATACTTACAGTTGGGTGAGTGTGGCTACAGGATAATGAAACCGCAAATACGAATTACAAAACATTCAGGTAAGAAAGTATATACTACTTTATGGGATGACGGGACTTTATGGGATAGTAGTATTAAATGGGACGTAGCGACTATAACAACTGGAATAATTCCACAGTTTATGATTCAAGTAAATCAACCAGTAATGGCAACAATAATAAGCAAACCAACAATGACAAGTTTAATGAATAGACCAACAATGACGAGTTTAGTAAATAAACCGCAGATAAAAATAAATGGCTAGAACAATAACCAATCCAGCAGATAGTTCAAATCTTGACAGTTCGGTAATACGAAACGAACTCCAACTTCTTGAAACTGAAATCGCTAATACTTCAACCGGGCACGATCACGACGGCTCGGACAGTAAATTAGTCTTAGTTACAAATCTAGATGTAACAGGACTCACTGCTAATAAAATTCTGCGAGTTAATTCTGGAGGAACTGCGATTGAAAGTTATACAACTATTGCAGTAGCAGACGGAGGAACAGGAGCAAGCGATGCCACAACGGCAAGAACAAATCTTGGCGTAGATCCTGCGGGAACAGATAATTCAACCAATGTAACGATAGCGACAGGATTAAATTATATTACAATTACTGGACAAGAATTAACACTTGGTTCGGTTGACTTAACAACAGATGTTACAGGGTTATTGCCAGACGCTAACATCTCTTCTGCATCAACTTGGAACGCCAAAGAACCAGGATTAGGAAATCCATCAACAGACGGTTATGTTTTAAGTTCCACAGCATTAGGAGTTAGAAGTTGGATTGTTGCGGGTGGCGGTGGCTCTGCCTCTGGCGTAAACGCAGGAATAAATGTTGAAACATTATCTGCAGACAAAACAATAACAGCGGGCACAGACCCGATGTATCAATACCTTGACCCCAACGGAGCGAACAGGATAATTACAATGGCAACAAGCACAGCCTCCGCTGGCGATAGGTTTGTGATTAAGAATAATGGGGCATCTACTATCACTTATTATTTACAAATAAATCAAGGGGCAACAGCTCTTGATTATATCTACGCACAAGGTTCTAAAGTATTTATCTTTGACGGCATAGATTGGCAAGGAGCGGATAATGGAAGTAAGGATGGAAATGTTGCGGTTGGGCAAAATGCACAAGGCTTTTCATACGGTGCGGCGATTGGATCTTATGCAAACGGCCACTCACTCGGTGCGGCGGTTGGATTTAATGCAAACGGCTACACAAACGGTGCGGCGGTTGGGTATACTGCGTTTGGCTACTCAAACGGTGCGGTATTGGGGTATCAAGCAATAGGACGATACAACGGCGTATCCATCGGCTATCAAGCAGGTGTTAATCTCGGCACGCAAAACCCAGGAGGCAATGTCCTCCTCGGTTATCAAGCAGGCGATAACCTAACAACTGGCACTTACAACATAGTCCTCGGCTACGATGTTGACGCTCCCGCTATCGGTAGCACGCAAACTCTAAACATAGGCAACCTTATCTACGGCACAGGTTTGGACGGAACGGGAACAACATTAAGCACAGGCAATATAGGAATAGGAGTTGTCGTTCCAACTGAAAAATTAGATGTAAGTGGAAATGGTTTATTCTCTGGTACACTTACAGCATCAAATCTCTCTGGCACGAACACTGGCGATCAAACCACTATTACAGGCAACGCAGGCACAGCAACTGCTCTGCAAACAGCAAGATTAATAGGTGGTGTATCCTTTGATGGCACAGCAGATATAGTACCAAATATAGTCACAGACACTACTCCTCAACTTGGCGGACAACTTGACGCACAAGCTAATTCAATAGGCTTTACACTTCAAACTTACACAGGTGTTGTCGGCACAACAGCGATTGACTTCACAAAAGGAAACAAACACCAATTCACATTCGGAGCAGGAAACGAAACACTTACTTTCACAGCACCAGCAAAGCCAGGTAACTTTGTGTTATATGTAATTCAAGACGCAACAGGTGGAAGAACCTTAACATACCCAGCAACAGTTCGCTGGGCAGGAGGAACAGCCCCAACATTAAGCACGGCAGCATCAGCTGTTGATATTATTAGCTTTATATGGAACGGCACCAATTATGACGGCGTAGCCAGTCTTAACTTCGCATAAAATATGGCAAACACAAATTCAATTTCATTAGTAGCCTCCTCCTCTCAATATCTTTCTATTACTGACGCTAATCAGACAGGTTTAGATTTGAATAGTGATTTTACTATTGAGGCGTGGGTGAAATTATCAAGCCAACCCGCAACTGATGCTAATTTCAAGATTGTTAGTAAATACAACGCTAGCACTAATGACCGTTCATATTGGTTCGCCTATCGTGATGTTGCGGGAGTAAAAAAAATAAATGTAAGATGGGGGACAAATGGAACCAACGGAGAAGACCATTGGTATACTTATACTCTTAATAACAATACTTGGTATCATCTTGCAGTGGTAGTTGATTTATCTTTACATTCGGCAGAGTTTTTCATAAATGGTTCAAGTGTTGGGACAGATAGTTCTGGGACATTTATATCTATTTATAATGGTGCCGCTGATTTTATAATAGGAGCACACGCACCCGGAGCTAGTTTTTTTGATGGCTTAATAGATGAAGCTCGTGTTTGGTCAGACATCAGAACCGCAACAGAAATAAGCGACAACTACCAAAAAGAACTCACAGGAAGTGAAGCCAATCTCGTAGGATACTGGAAACTCAATAATGATTTACTGGACGAAACAGCAAACAACAACGACCTAACAAACAACAATTCAGCAACATTCAGCACTGATGTTCCTTTTACTGGAACCGCAACAGACAACGCCGTATTCTTCGGCTGTAACTTTTAATATGGAAAACGGAAATATAGAAAAATTAAAAAACCTTGAGAAGAATGTAGAATTGATAAGAGATAACCACCTCCCGCATATTCAAGATTCTATTCAAGGAATAAAGATTGACCTTATTAAGACAAGAACAGATGTAGCGTGGATAAAGAGATTTTTCTGGATTATCGCCACGACATCAATAGGGGCATTGATTACTGGAATAATTCAACTTATAATAAATAAATAATATGTCATTAGTAAAATTACAAATAGAAAATAAAGATTTAAATCTAGAAGTAGATTTCGGCTTTTTAAACGTTGACGCTTCAAGTGGATCTGGAACAATTAGTTTGCAGAGTATAAATCAATTCGCAGTCAACCAAATACTTCTCATAGGCGAAATTGGAAGTGAAAAAACAGAGATAATTAAAACTCACGCAACAACCGCTCCATCAGGAAATACAGTAACTTTAGCATCAAACCTAGTCTACGACCATTCTCAAGGAACGAAAGTATATATAATTAAATACGACCAATACGAACTCTCACACGCGACAAGCTCAACAGGAACGAAAACCTTACTTACTACTACTCTTGGAAGTGGTTTAATTGCAATCAATCCCGAGAATAGTGAGACCTATTATTATGATAGTGAATATACTTCAGGTGGATATTTTATACGAAAGAAAAATACTATAGATTCCAGTTTTTCTGACTACTCAGATTATGTTCCTTATGCAGGGTTTGGAAATGATACAGTTGCATCAATTAAACAAAGAGCACTTTCACAGCTCGGAAAAGAAGTTGGCGGACTTATAACAGATAATTTCTTGAATGAAAGCTTATGGCAAGCAAGACGAGAACTTGACTCTGAGAGAAAGAAATGGTCTTTCAGAACTTCTTTCAATAGTAATATAGGAAACATAACAACAGGAGCATATTCAATAAGTGTTCCAAGCACTCTCCGAAATCCTGATAGCCCTCAAAATATCTTGGGATTACGAATAGGTAACGACGGACGAAACCTTAGATATATTCCTAAAAGGACATTTGATATTTGGTATCAAGGCTCAAGTCATACTACAGTAGCTACACAGCCTAGTATTGGAGATACGTCAATAGTGCTTAATAATACTAGAGATTTAGACGAATCTGGTTCAATAACAATAGCTACTAATACAATAACTTATACCGCCAATAATGAATCCACAGGAACGCTCACAGGTATTCCAAGTTCGGGAACTGGCTCAATTACAATAGCACACACAGTAGATACAGATGTTTGGCAGAATATAGGATTTGGACTACCAACAGAATATACAATCTTTGAAGATGCCCTATATTTCAATACTCCTTTTGATAGCACTTATGTAGACCAAAATATCTGGATGGATTATTATCGCACATTACCGGTTTATGATAGCGATGCCGACGCCTTAGACGAACCACAATATGACCTCTTTGTTTCTTATCTTAAATATAAAATCAAAGACTTGGAAAAAAGAGGAACACTTAATATGTTAAGAGATTCGGATTATATGGAATGGATTCAAGGAAAAGAAAAATTGAAGAAATTAGAAACACTAAATCAAGACATTCAATTTATACCAGATAATTCGTATCTGGATATGAGTGATGAATAAATATGGAAGATTTATACAAAGAATATAATCGCCAATTATACAAGAGAACAAATTCTAATCAAGTAATCTTGGCGAACTCAAAATCTGAAATAGATCCGGCGTTACTCGGCGTTGGCTCTTTTCAAGGTAATCTAGAACTTGTAGGAGGAAATATGCAATCTCCAGATTTCGTGAGTGGTTCAACTGGCTGGAAAATAAGCAACGATGGAAGTATTGAAGCTGCAGACTTAACACTTACTGGTGGAACAATTAAATATAACAAAACTTCTTTCACAGATTCAACTAATGCTGGTTACTGGATAGGATCAAACGGTTTATATTTTGGCTCAGCGAGTGATGCTAGTTATATTAAATACGACATAAGTGCTGCGACATTTGTAGTAAAAGGAGCTTTAACGGCAAATTCCGGCTCTATTATAAATGGTCAATACTTAACAAGTAATACAGTCACTGGAATTAAATTAAAGATAGGAAATCAAAGTTGGTCTCACGATTTAGTTTTTAGCTCCACGGATGCAGATACAGTTGCTTGGGCACTAGGAACGATAACAATGGCTGACGGGACAACAACATATAGTATAGATGCTGGCAACACTAGTAATATGACCGCACGGACTTATATTTATCTAGACATAACGGTATCAACAACAGTTTTACAAATAACAACAACTGCTGGCTCTGCGGTTGGAGACGGTAAAATTTTAATAGCAGTAGCTGAGAACAGCACAACACAAGCTGGCTTTCAAGTTTACGGCGGTATTGGAGGTATAGCAATAAGCGGCGGAGATATAGAAAATCTTTCAATATCAGAAACAAAAATAACAGATCTAGCGATATCTACTCCAAAACTAGCAGCAGGAGCGGTAACAGCGGCGAAAATAACGGCTGGAACCATAACAGCAAACGAAATAGCGGCGAATACTATTTTGGCGGCTAATATCGCGGCTGGAACTATCACAACCACGGAACTAAATGTATCTCAACTTTCCGCCATATCAGCCAACTTGGGAACGGTAACGGCTGGAAGTATTACAGGAGTTACAATAACAGGAGGAACGATAAGAACCGCTTCGTCAGGAGCAAGAGTTGAGATGAGTGGTTCAACAAATAAATTAAGCATATATGATTCATCAGGATTGGTTGGATCTATGTATGGATATGGCTCTACAACATACATAAGTAGTAATTCTTTTGTAATATCAACCTCAGGTAATGTTGATATATTTTCAATCGTAGCATCGGCGTCTAAAGCTCAATTTTCAGTAACTGTTGTTCCAGAATACGATAATACTTGGGATCTAGGTGGAGATGTTCAATATTGGAGAAATCTTTATCTTGCTGGAATCGCTTATATTGATACCCTTTCACTTTCGTCCAAATGTAAATTACCAGTAGGAACTAATATGTATTAAAATGGCACATCTTTCTTCAATAACAAATAGAATATCGCAAGGGGTAACAAATATAGACGACACCTCAATTAAAGCAAAATGGTATAAGACTAATTTTAATATGCCTGTTAAGAATTTTTCTACTGGAACATATGTTAGAGGTCAAGGTAGTTTTACTTACGATACAGAAACGACAACATATGATTTAGCCAGTTTTGTTCCAGGATATGAAATATGTAATGGGATATGTATATATGATTTTGAAAATACAGATGCGACAAATTGGGACATAGATTGTTATTTATATGTGAATTGGTACAATACTGACAATTCCACTATTTTAGTCCCATTACAAACTGGATATCATTTTATACATACATTATTGCCAAATTATTGGATTGAAATTTGGTTCGGTGGAAATATCGGATGTGCACCTTGGGAAGTAGATGGAACAGGTATTTATTATTTTAATTCCTTTGCTACAGGTGACCCAGTAATTTCTGAAATAAGTACGGCGGTTACTATGCAAAATGTTCCATCAACAACACAATTATCTTCAGGAACTGATGGACATATATGGGTAGAAGGGAATAACTTGGCATATGTTAACGCTAATATGTGGAAACATAGTATGGTTGGTACTTTAGTTGATTCATTGCCCGGCACATCAAAGGCTGGGAGTATATGGCTTGACGGAACAGTATTACATTGGGTTGGAAGTGATGGAAATAATTATAAAGCCAATTGGGAAGTTAAACAGTTTGCATCATATTATTCAAATAGTGCAACAGGAAGCACATTTGCTGGAACATTTAATTATGGAAAAATATGGGTTGACAATGAATTTGGTTGGACTCACTTAGCATATATAGGAAATGATGGTTATAAATATCTAACAGGTGCTGGAGATAATCCATATATATAATTATGAATAAAAAAATAGTAACAATTATAAATTACAAAGAAGCTAAAAAACTGTTTAACAATCACGGAACGGGTTCTGGTAATAATAAAGATATAATGATTCAAGTAACCGGAAAATCTGGTAGTAATAAAATAGTCGAAGTAATAGAAATTAACCCAAAAACAAACAAGGAAAAAATAATCTTTCAAGATTTGCAATATAAGAAACTTAAAAAGAAATCTGGTTTAAAAATTATTTAAAATATGTTATAATAAAAATATGTATAAAGCGATAAAAAAACCAAACGGGAATTACGAAGTCTATAAAGACGGAAGCCGAATATCAACTACGATTGCTTCGGGACTTTCAAGGTTTGGATTATCTGAAACAAATCTCGGAGGAACAACCGTTCCCACAACTCAACCTGTTGCTCCGATAATCCAACAAACCCCTACAGGAAGTGTCCCGAAACCAACACCTCAATCAACACAACCCTCCCCAACAGGAACAATTTATGACTTTAATAATGCGATAGTCAATAAAGATTACAACGCTCTTAATCAAATGGGAGTGGATACTTCGGCATATCAATCTGATACTCCTACCAAAACAGTAACCTTACCGAATGGGCAAGAAGTTCAGATTAACGATACTGGAGATATAGTTTCGGGACTTACAGATAATCAGACAAATATCCAGAATCAAGTAAATAATCAAACGACCGCCGCTCAACAAACTAATCCTTTCAAAAATGTTGTAGATGTCTTAGATAAAAGCGGATATAAACCTAATCCAGATTTAACCCCAGAAGATATAGCCGCTCTTGATCCTAAGAATTTTATGCAACAAGCGGAAGGACTTGTCGCTCCTTTCTATAAACAAGAATTTAATCAAGCAAAAACTGATTTTGGAAGAATACTTGACCAAATTAAAGGTACTTACGGAAGAAACGAACAGGATATCAACAGACAAACCGAACAGGCACAACTTACAGGAAGAGAATCTTTAGCAGGAAGAGGTCTTGCGTTTAGTGGACAGAGAAATACTTTTGAACAGAATACTCTAGACACTAAACAACGAGCAGAAGATCAAGCAAGACGTTTAGCTTTTAATCAAGCGGGAACAGTAGGTCGTTCACTTGAAAGACAATTAGGAACAGCAAATATAGGAGATTTACAAGCCCCACAAATAAATGGTCGGTCTTTGTTTAATTTTAGTCAAGAACCAGTAATTGGGACTTTGGAAAGACAAAGACTTTACGAGAAAAAGCAGATGGCAAGACAACTTTCTACGGATGCTGCAAGAAAGAGAGGTTATCTAGCATTTGCATAAAAATATGACACAAGATCAACCAAAAAACTTATACGAGTATTTTTCATCAAAAGGAAGAAACCTTCCTTCTTGGAAAGAACGTGCTCCTTTATACGAACAATTAGGACTTGGACGAGAGTCAGATTATGCTGGTTCAGAATCTCAGAACAATAAATTGCTTCAAGCATTAGTAACTAGTGGAGCAACGACTCCAACCAATACTCGCGCCTTAGCTTTTGGACAAGACCAACCGCCGGCTTCAACAAGTCTTCAACCTCAGACAGATGTTACAGGAACACAAGATTTAGGAACTTTACTTCAAAAACAATTAGTGGAAGCACTACAAGGAGGGAATAATCAACAGTTAGGAGGATTAGAGGCTCAAAGACAATCGCTTATACGAAAGGAACTTACAGCGCCCGCCTATTCACAACAAGAGGGACAGATTCTAAGTCCTATGCAACAACTCTCGCTTATGAGGCAAAGAGGGAGTGAATACGAGCCATTACTTAAAGGAATAGAAACTCAAATAGCAGCTCTTAAACAAGGAAAGATAGATAAATTAACAGCACTTACACAAGTAGCAAATATAGCCACTAAACTCGGAATGTTTGGAGGAAAAGAAGCACCTAAAACTTTACAAACCGATCAAGGAATTCTTCAATGGAATAAAGATACCGGTAAATGGGAAAAGACCGGATTTACAAAGACAGCTTCAGTTTCTCAATCTTCGTCTTCTCAGAAACCAGCAAGCACAGCACAATATAAATTTGCCAGTTTTGCTAAAAGATTAGTTCAATCTGAATCTCTTCTAAATAATCTTTATAAAAAATTAGAACAAGAAGGCTCCTTAAAGCAGTTATGGGAAAGAAATGCTCCTAACATTCTAACATCTAGTTTAATGCAACAAATTCAACAAGCAGAGAGAAACTTCTTGAATGCGAAACTTAGACAAGAATCTGGAGCTGCAATTGGAGCCGACGAATTTACAAATGGTCAGAAACAATACTTTGCAACGCCAGGAGATAGCCCAGAAGTTATAAAACAAAAAGAAGCGAATAGAAAATTGGTAATACAAAATATGATTAGATCAGCTGGTCCAGCTTATTCTCTTTCAGATAATTTACAAGGTCAAGAAATTAATAACGATCCATTAGGAATACGATAATGTCATTTGAAACACTAGGACAACAAATAAAGGCAAAATATCCTCAATATAATGATATGAGTGATAAAGAGCTCGGTCAGAAAATGGTTGTAAAATATCCTCAATATAAAGATATTGTTGAACAAACAACTCAACCGATAGCTCAACCGACTCCTCAATCTTCTGGATATGAACCAACCTTTCCTGCTAAAATAGGAGACGTAACTTCAGAACCATTAAGAACTCTTGGAAATATACCTGCTTCAGGATATCAAACAGCAAAAGATGTGGCTAGTAGTTTTAATCCTCTTAACGCAATTAAAACCATAGGACAAATACCTGGGGAATTTTCTGGATTACAAAAAGAAGTAGGAACTCAAAAAGCAATCACAAGTACTCTTAGTGAAATCCCAAATCAACTCTATAAAATAGTTCCAAGTTCTATTAGAAAATTGATTTCGGGAGATACTCAAGGAGCAGAAAAAGATGTTGTAGAAGATCCTGTTGGGCAAATTCTTCCTCTACTTCTCGCCTTTGAAGGAATTGCAAAAGGAGTAGGAAAAGGAGCTGAATTTAATGATGCTATGAGTAAAATAGCAGAACCAATAACAAAAACAGGAAAAATTATTCTTAAAAAAGCAGCAAAAGGAATTGGTGCTCCTATTATTGCCGGACTTGGAATAACTACTGGTGTCGGACAGCAACCAATACACGAGGCATTTGTCGGAGGAAAAAGAGGATTAAGTGGAACTCCTTTTACTGAAGCATTAAGAGGAAAAGCTGAACCAATTTCTATTGTTAATACAGCCACAGAAGCAGTAAGAGCATTAAAAGAAAAAAGGGCTATTGATTATAGTAAAAGGCTTAAAGAAATATCTAAACAAAAGCAAAGTTTAGATATTAGTCCATTAACTAAAAAATTAGAAGAACAATTAAAGCATTATAATATAATTACTGATGATTCTGGTAATCTAGATTTTAGTAGGTCAACAATTGGACGAACAGAAGGAATTAAAGATGTAAAAGGGGTCGTAGAAAGAGTAAGAAGTTGGGGAACAAAACCTAATGATAGAACTCCTATTGGATTAGATATTCTTAAAAGACAATTAGATGATTTTTATTCTGATTCTGGGCAAGCAAGGTCTTTTGTAACAAATATAAATCATAGTTTAAAGCAAATTTTGAGAAAACAAGTTCCTGGATATCAGAAAATGACTTCAAATTATCAAAAAACAAGCGAATTACTTAATGATTTTAAAAAAACAATGAGTCTTGGGGGAAAATCAGCACCTGATGCAATAATGCGAAAACTTATTTCAGGAATGAAAAGAGATAATGAATTTAGAACTCAATTACTTCAAAGTTTGGAAGATATTGGAGGAAAAGAAATAACTGAAAAAATTGCTGGTTCTCTTATGTCCACCTTATCAGCAAAAGGATTGATTGGACGAGGCGCTCAAATAGGAGCAGCTGGAGGTATAATGAGTGGTATTCTAGCGCCAAAGACTATAGCTTTCTTGCTCGCCACTTCTCCAAGATTGGTTGGAGAATTTTTACTTACTCTTGGATATAGCACAGAGAAAGTCCATTCTTTTTTAAGATTTTTAAATGAAGCAAAATTTTTAAATAAAAAAATAGGTTTTCCTAAAAAATTGAAAGGAAAAATAAAATTAAAGAGTCTTATTAGATAAATCTTCAATAGTTTTAAGTATAAGTATACCAAAAATAACTGCGAAGATAAATTGTATCATATCTATATTATAAAGTAAAAATAGAAAAAAATCAAGTGAAATATCCACCCTTACAATTTAACGATAATAAGCCTATTGACTTGAATACATCTCAATATCTTTTTAATAACCAACAACCAACCCCTCAACCAGTCTCTCAATTTACTCCTCAATCAGCCTCTCCATCAATTCCTAAGCCGTTATTTGTGCCTAAAGATAATCTTTCTCAGACCACACCTAAAATAATAAACCAAGAACAAGCTAATCAATATCCACTCAACAAGGCGGCTAATTTTCTTGGAGATCAATTCAATAAAAACCAAGAAGCATATAATGCACTTACTATTCCTTTGTCGGGTGGTAAAAAATTAGATGTGACAGGCTTTGCTGCTCCATTAAAGGCAGTTAATCTTGGAAGAGAAGCAATCCAAGAAGCTCCTCAAGTTTTCAAAGAGTTCAAAGACTTAACAACTCGCGTCCTTGAAAACTTAAAAGGAAAATCTAAAGTATCAAAGCAATTTATTGAAAATCTTACAAATCAACCTCAACTCAAACAAGCCGAACGAGATATAATTCGCGAAACACTTCAAGATAGTCCAAAAGATGTTTCGGTTAAAGAATTTGCAGATAGAGTTAAGACAAGATTATTACCTTTAAAAGTAAGAGAGCCGACGTTAGAGTCAAGATATGAAAACATAGCATTACCTCCAGAACTTAGAGGCAATGTAGCTAATTATTCAGAACATATATATGAAAGCCCTATTAAAACATCAGCAGGAGATGTTCATTTTGACAGTTCTCAATTTCCCAACTACTTTGCCCATACAAGGGTAGAGGATTTGGCAGATAAAACTCGTCGAGTAATAGAAATTCAAAGTGATTTAATGCAGAAAGGAAGATTAGAGGAAGAGAATTTTAAGGTAGGAGGTAGCTTGGGGGGATTAAAACCTCTTCATCTTCTCGGGCAAGAAGCTTTAGGGGAAATATCGCAAAATTTAGAACAACTCCAACCTTATCGGAATACCTGGTACGAGCGCATAATCCGTGAAGAAATCAAAAAAGCCGCACAAGACGGTAAGACGACACTTCTATTTCCTACAGGAGAAACCGCAATGAAGATTGAAGGGTTAGGAGAAAGTAATAATTTTTTTGTCAAAGATACAACAGGAGTAGAGGGAGCGATGAAAAGTATAAAGAAGGAAGAACTTAAAGTTGGGAAATTAATCAGAGATAATGCAAGTATTCACGGTAATGACTGGATAATAACCGATGTCCTTGGCGACGGGAAGTTTAGGGCAGTGCCGAAAGGCAGATTAGAAAGCGTAGGAATAAAAACATTATCTGAAGCAAGTTCTAATGATATGCGATTCATAGAATTAGGCACAGAAGCTTTCGATATTTCAGGTAAAGTAGATACTTCTAACCCTATCTACAAATTCTACGAGAAAGACGTTCAGAAATTCCTTAAACATTTAGGAATGAATATGAAACAAATTAAAGATCCACAAGGCGTAGAATGGTTTAAAATACCTGTTAAAAAAGAAATAGCGGAAGAACCTGTCTTAAATCTCGGTCACGCAAATCTCAAGACAATTCTAAAAACCGCAGGAATAAGCGCTGGCGGCGCTACTGGAGCTCTAGGAATTAAAAAAGCGTTCAAACAAAGCGATAAACCAAATTATACTTATAAGCGAAAAGGAAATAGATTAAAGAAACAAGACATATTGAAAGCAATTGCTTATAATGAAACAGGAATAATTCCAGAAGGAAAAAAGTATAGTTATCATAAATATAGTGGAGATCCAAAACTTGGAGAAGATATGGGTAAATACCAAGTAACAGAAGGAGAATTAAAAAGATACTCTAAAAGATATTATGGTCGTCAGCTTACTCCTGACGAATTTCTCAATAATCCTAAAATACAAGACGACTATATGTTGGGTAAGATTAGATATTTACGAGAAGCTGAAGGGTATTCCGATGATCAAATAATAGTTATGCATAATGGTGGATTAAATATAGACACGGAAACATTAAAAGCTCGAAAATATGTACAGAAAGCAAGAAATTATCTCAAGGAAAGAAAAATCAAATTAAAAGCAAAGAAACCATTGTTTATTAAGCAGTAAAACAGCGCATAATTCAAAAGACAATCGCTTGTCCTAGATTTAAATAGTAAAGAGGATATAATATATATATGAGCAACATTAAACCATTCTTAATCACAAATTTTAAAGACGGGATTATTACCGAAGGAGTTATTAGTGAGTCCTTAATGCCAGCAGGAGCGGTGGCAGAAGCTATTAATGTTCATTTCGATAAAATGGGTTCTGTAGAATTAAGAAAAGGGCTTACGCTTCTTGGAAGTCAAATATCTGCCGGAAATACAATTCTTGGATTACATCAATTCTTAGATGAAGGAGCTGGAACAAATAATCAACTCCTTGCCGTTGTGAATACGGTAACTTATTATCTTGCTTCGGGAACTTGGACTTCCAAACGAACAGGATTAACAGCAAATAAAAAAGCTAGATTTACAAATTTTCTAGATTCTATTTTTATGGTTAATGGAGCAGATGCAATGAATACTTGGGATGCTGATCCAGCAACTAGTTTTACAACAACAAATACGGTTTCAGCCCCGGTAGCTAGTTTTATAGACAATTATCGTTCAAGAGTATGGGCTGCAAATACATCAGCAAATCCATCTCGTTTATGGTATAGTTCAGTAGCGGCTACAGATGGAACTATAGATTGGACTAGTTCTGATTCTTCATATATTGATATTGCTCCTGGAGATGGAGAAGATATAACAGGAATAATAAAATCACCTCGAGCCTTACTAGTCTTTAAGAATAATCATATTTATAGAGTTTATAATATACACGAAACAGAACCGGACGCTAAAATTTTTGTTGGCACATATTCTCAGGAATCAATTGTAAGTGCAAAAGATGGAGTTTATTTTCATCATCCTTCAGGAATTTATAGAATTAGAACAGGAGAATCTTTGCCTGTTGAAATTTCTAAACCTATTTATGATTTTATAAAAAATATTTCCAGTTCTTTTTATACAAATGTTGGAGGCTGGAAAGATAACGATCATATTTATATGAGTCTTGGAAATATAACTATAAATGGCATCTCTTTTACGAATGTAGTAGCAAGATGGACAATCTCAACAGAAGTTTGGACAATTTATTCTTATACAACACAATTAAGATTAGGAACAGATTATGATGATGGTTCTAATATCTTACAAGTAGTTGGAGATAATAACGGAAATGTTTTACAATTAAATACCGGAAATGACGATAATGGTGGCGCTATTTTTTATTCTTTAATAACTGGATGGCATAATTTTGATGGCTTACGAAGTGAAACAAAAACAATTACAAAATTAGCTAGTTTACATAAAAATGCTCAAGGAATAAAATTGGAATGGCAGAACGAAAATATGAAAAATTTTGAATGGGAATCAGTTGGAATGTTAGACAGTAAGGAGACTATTTTTGAAGATAAAAATATAAAAGGACATAAGATTAGATTTCGTCTATCAGGTAATTCAAAAGGTGGTCAATGGCAATGGGACGGGTTAGAATTATTAGAAGGAATTAATGAAGGGGTAATATAATGAAGAAATTTCTACAGTTTTTATTCCAAATACAACGACAAAATGCAGAGGCAAAACAAATTGCCAAACATCTTTCTCGAGTTCTTTTATATGAATTAAAAGGAAAAGATACATTATATCCAGACTTAAAAGAGGGATTTGAAAAATTAGAAAAAAGAATGGAACAACTTAATAAACCAATCTTTCTTGTAGAAGCGTTTAGGTCTGCTAAAAAGCAAAACGATTATTATAAAAAAATTCCTAAAATAACTAACGCAAAAGGACTACAATCATATCATCAATATGGATTAGCATTTGATGTTGCATTCAAGAAATATAAATGGAGTCCTCCTGGATGGCATTGGTGGGTAACTCTCGGAGACGAAGGAAAAAAACTTGGACTTATCTGGGGAGGAGAATTCAAAGATTATGGTCATTTTGAATTACATCAGAATTTTACTTGGAAAAACTTGATTAATTATTTTCAAAGGTCGGCAAATTAAAAAAGTAAAAAACATGAATAAAGCATACGAAAGAATTTTATTTAGATTTATTAGAGCGTTTCTTGCTGGAGCTATTTCAACTATGATTGTAGTTCTTCCTTTTAGTGGTAGTTCTTGGGGAGAAATTAGAATATGGTTAGGGTCCTTGGTTTTTGCGGGATTGATTGGAGGAATTACAGGCCTTATTATGGCGGCTGATAAGTATTTTCGACATAAATAATCTAAAAAATGTGGATAACTAACTTGATTTTTTGATATTTTTTATCTATACTTTAGATAATGGTTTTCAGTATTCAACAACTTATTGATAACGAGTTATTAAAAAAAAATCAAGAAAGAAGCTCTAAAGAACAGACTACCTGGCACGCATCGTCGCTAGGTAGTTGTTTGTGTGGAACTTATCTAAAAAGAATAGGAGCTCAACCTGATGAGGGAAAAGAAATTGATTCAAGAACATTACGTGTTTTTGATATGGGAAATAAAATAGAAGATTGGGTAGTTGAATTACTTAAAAAGCAAAATAAATACAAAATTCAAACCCAACAAAGAATTTTTAACGAAGAATATAATTTTAGTGGTTATGACGATGTTGAAATTCTTGATAAAGAAACTAAGGAAATAGAAATAGTTGAAATAAAATCGAAGCATTCCAGAGCTTTTTGGTATATGGATAAAAAAGGACAAGGAGCAATGATACATCATAAAATGCAACTTTGGTCTTATCTTAATTTTAGGGAAGCTGGAAAAATAAATAAAGGTAAGGTTGTTTATATTTCTAAAGACGACTCAGCAATTCTTGAATATCCTGTTTTTTTAAATGACAAAAAGTTAAAGACTCAAATTATTGATCAATTAGAAATTCTCAACGAATCTTGGAAAGAAAAGGTTCCACCCTTACCTGCTCCAAATGGAAGTTGGCAAGCAAAATACTGTAATTTTCATAAACAATGTTTACAACAAGAAAAATATCTAAGAAAAGAACCATTATTTTATAAAGATTTAGAAATTTCGAAAATAGTAAAAAGGTCGATAGAAAACAAAAAATTACAAATTAAGTAGACTTAAAAAAATGACATATAATTTTAACGAACAAATCAAAGGAACAGAAAAAAAATACGGAGTTGGGGGAAATCAAGACGAATACTTTAACTTTGAAAAAGGAGATAATCGCATTAGAATTTTAACTCCTAATGAGCCTTATGGCTATCATTATTTAGGTAAAGGAGCTAAAAGTCCTGTTTGTTATGGGCAAGACAAAGGATGTCCTCATCACGGAGAAGATGCTCCTAAAGTGAATGTAAAATGGTGTGGATATGTATTAGACAAAAAAGACGATAAAATAAAAATCGCAATGTTTCCACATACTGTTATTAAAGCGGTAGGCCTTTTACAGAGCGATGAAGATTATGCTTTTAGCGATCTTCCAATGCCTTACGATATTAAAGTAACTTTTGATCCGGATGCTTCTCCAGGAGATATGTATAAAATTCTCCCTACACCGCAAAAAGAAGAATTATCTGAAGAAATTAAGAAAGAACTCGATAAAAGATTAACTGAGATAACTCCTGAGCAATTAATTGAAAAAATGAAAAAGAAACAAATGAAAGCTGATGGAATTGATCCTACCAAACTTCAAGAAGTTGAACAAGTCCCACCTCAAGAATCTGTAGTCGAGTATCCTGAAGATGATATTAATCCTGAAGATATTCCTTTCTAAAAATGGTAAGAGAATTAAAAGTATTCCCCGGATTTGAACCTCCGCATGAAAATTACTGGCAATACCCTAAAGCTTTGAATGGTTATTGGAGTCAATTAAATGGTTCAGAGCAAAAAGTATTGGATTATATTTTGCGCCATACTTGGGGTTATCAAAAAACTTGTGATAAAATTAGTCTTTCTCAATTTAAAAACGGAATTAAAAAGAAAAATGGAGAATACTTTGATAGAGGAACAGGAATAAAACAAGATTCAACCATCTTAAAAGCTATCAAAATGCTCGAGAAAATAGGCTTTATTGAGTGTGTACAAATTGCAAGGAAAACTAAATTTATTAAATTACGACCTCTGTATAAATTACAGGAGTCTTCTGTAAAAAATACAGGAGTCGCTACTGTAAAAAATACAGATACAATATATACCGATACAATAAATAAATTAACAATAACTGCAAGCAAGAAGCTTGCTGCACGTCCTCTCAAGAGAAAACTCGACGATAAATCAGAGATGTCTTTACGGGAATTTATTGAATGGTGTAGAAAGTCGTCGCAGCGTCATATTAACATTATCGGAGAGTACGCGGATCAAAAACAACTCTCGGATTACAACACTAAAGGTCAATGGACAAGCTTCATTAAAAGAAATCTTCGTGCCTCACGACAACTTTCACCTTATACTGATGATCAATTAAGTAAAGCCATGAAAAGATTAAATCGTGCAAAAAACGAACAAGGATACATAAAAAAATGGACATTAGAAACTTTAGCTAAGTTTTTAGACGAATAAAATGTTTGAAAAAGAAAAAAAAGAAAAAATCAAAAAAGAGTTTACACAATCAGAAATAATTGCCTTAGATAACGAACTTGAAACATATCGCTCAGATATTATTTTTGAAGGAAGAAAGTTTTGGGGGTTAACTTTAGCAAATAGATTCCGCTTCTTACAAAATAAAGGAATTATAGTTATGAAAGAAATAAAAGACGAAATGTTAACTATGTCGCAATTACCAAATCTTGGAATACGAAAAATTAAAGAATATGCAGAATTTGAAAACAAAATAGAATCAGTCGAAAAAATGCGTCAGATTAAAAAGGCTGGAAGTTTTGGAATATGAATAAAAAACTTACAATCAAGGAAGTTAAAGAAATAGAAGAATTAAGAAAGCAAAATAAAACTTTAAATTTTATTGCCCAAAAATTCTCCGTTACAGTTGAAACAATAAGAAGACAGCTTAATTATAACTATTGCGACAAGCATAAGAATAGATATTCTAATAGATGTTATTTTTGTAATAAAGAAATAATAGAATTAGAATATAACAAAAAAATAAATAAATTAAGCAAATCTGGATTACTTGCCGAAATCAGAAAATTGTCAAAACCAAATAGAGAAGAAGAATTAGTTATTAAAAGAATTAAAATTATTAAAAAACTACACAACGAACTTAATTTTAATTTTTCACAAATAGCAAAACTAATGCGTCGACATCATAGTTCAATTATTAATCTTTATTACAAAAAATAAAATGAATGAAAAAATAGGAAAGGAAGCATTTGAACTTTACGACCAAATTAGAGAGAATGAACTTCACCGTCGAGAATTAATGGCTAATAATACTGAATTGCTTTATAAAATAAAAGAGAGAGAATTATATAAAGCAATTCTTGGTGACGAAAATGGTGAATGGGCAGGATTTTTAGGATTAGTAGATGTTTATTATTCTAGAAGTGATGTAAATAAATTAATTAGTATTTTTAAAAAATTTACTTTAGAGCTTGAAATCAAAATAGAACAAATAATAGATATCCCACGAACAAGATTAGTTGATATCCTTAAATTGGTAACAAAAGAGAATGTCGATGACTGGTTAAGTAAAGCAAAAGAACTAACTTCAAGGGATTGGAGAATAGAGACAAGAGAAGCAAAAGGACTACCGACAGAAGACGATTGTCTTCATAAATATCAAAAATATGAGATATGTAAGATATGTGGAGAGAGGCATAAGCTAGAACATAGCGAAATTAGCGAGGAATCTGCGAAGTCTCAAAAGTAAATAGGAAAGTAATATAAAACCATATCTAAGAAAAAAAATGCTAGGACATCTTAATTATGCGCGAATTACGAAATGAAATTAAATAATCCGTTTACAGACAAAACAAGAGAATTATTCCGTTGGCAATACGAATGCTGGGTTTGTGGTAAGAATCAACAAGACGCTCTTCATCATATTATGGGACGAGGAGAAAAAGATTCTAAAATAAATACTAGTCCTTTAAATGCCGCTCCAATTCATAACTTTAGTTGTCATTTAGAAAATTCTGGACCGTTAGCGACAGACGAAATACGAGGAAAATTATTAAGAAAAACTAGACAATATTTAATAGATAATAATTATCAATTAACAGACTTAGACAGACAATTTATAGAAAAATATCAAAAAATTTATGAATCTTATTGAAATTAAACCATTATCAATAAATCAGGCGTGGAAAGGACGAAGATTTAAAACCGAGGCATATAAAGATTTTGAAGCCACTCTTTTTTTACTTCTTCCTAAAAAGATTAAAATTCCCGAAGGAAAATTAGAAGCTAACTATCTTTTTGGAGTTAGTAGCAAGAATTGTGATTACGATAATTTTATAAAAGCATTTCAAGATATTCTATCAAAAAAATATAATTTTAATGATAAGAAAATTTACAGAGGAATTATTGAAAAAGTAGATGTAAAAAAAGGAAGTGAATTTATACAATTCCAATTTAGGAATTATGGTCGTAATTTATTAGCCAAGTAGAAATAAAACTATGACAGAAGAAATAAACGAGAAGACAATTGAGGAGGCAGTGGAAGAGACGGCGAAGGAAACAAATACACCAGAAGCTCCTCTTTCTGAGCCAGAAGAAGTTTCTACAGTTGTAGAGCCAGAAACTGGTGAAGGAACAACTCCTCAAGTAAGTGAAGAAAATTAAAAACTAATCACGGTAAATAGCCGACCTGATAATTTTTTTATAGAGACGGTTTGTGGATTAAACCGTTTCTATTAAGAAAGTTATGAAATATATATGCGAAAAATGTAAAAAGGAATGTGGAATTATTTTTTATATCAAAGATATTAAAAAATGGATTTGTCAGAAGTGTTTCAAAAGTGTGGATAACTAACTTGATTTTTTGAAAAAAATTATATATACTATAAATAAGGTCGCATTACAAATCAAATAATTAAATATGACAACTAAATTTTATTTTACTCCTTTAAAAAAAAGAGTAAAAATTGAAAAAGAGTTAACAGTTTCGGTTCTTAAAAGAGGTATATATCTTTCAAGACAAACTTTAATTACGTTAGGAAATTTTGGAGAACCATTTCATATTTTCCTATATGAAGATATAGCAAAAAAAGCCTTAGCATTTCAAATTAAAAGAATTGAAGGACCTTTAATAAGAGATTCAAATAAAAGACTCATAACTCCAATAAAGACCAATAATACAAAATCATTTCATGCTTTTGTTGGAATTAAACCGTTCTTAGAACTTTTACCAGATATTAAAATTCCTCAAAAAAACCTACCACTAAAAAAATATAACGATACTTCTTTTAGTGGAGCAGGCGAAGTTTACTATTTTCAACTTAAAACATTAAAATGAAATTAAAATTACGACATCATTTTGACGCAGCTCACCGACTAGAGTTTCATAAAGGTCTTTGTAGAAATCTTCACGGTCATCGTTGGGATGTGTTGATTGAAATCGAGCAAGAAGAAGTTGAGAATATGATTCTTGATTTTGGAGAGATTAAAAAAATAATAGATGAATATGACCACTCCTGTATTCTAAGCTCCACACCAGAAAACCACGATTTATTAACTTTATTATATAAAATGGAGTTAAGAGTTATACATTTTAACGATCCACCTACTGCTGAAAATCTCGTGAGAGCAATCCATGGAAATTTACAAGAAATCTTACCATTACAAACAAAATTAAAAGTAACATTATGGGAAAGTCCTGGAGCGGGAATTTCTTATGAAAAAATATGAAAATATCTGAACTTTTTTACTCAATACAAGGCGAAGGAAAAACAGTAGGTAAACCGGCGATTTTTATTAGATTTGCCGGATGCAACCTTAGATGTAATTTTTGTGATAGTAAATATACTTGGAATATCAACGAAAGTGAAGAAGTAGAATTTGACGAAGTAATTGCCAGGATTAAAATAATTAACTGTAAACATATTATTTTTACAGGAGGAGAACCATTACTTCGAGAGCAAATTATTTATAAAATAATAAATAATTTATCTCAAGAATATACTTACGAAATTGAAACAAATGGAACTATTCAACCTAAATATCCTTTTGGAAGAATTCAATTTAATGTTTCTCCTAAATTAGAAAATTCAGGTAATCCAAAAGAACTTAGAGAAAAAGCATACTGTTATAAATTTTTTAAAGACAAGAATGCTATCTTTAAATTTGTCATAGATAAAGAATCAGACTTAGAAGAGGTTCTCAAAATAATTGCAACACATTGTTTATCAAATGAAAAAATTTATTTAATGCCAGAAGGAGTTGATCCAGAAATAATTAAAGAAAAAACAAAATGGGTCGTTGAAATTTGTAAGCGTTATAATTTTAATTTTTCTCCGAGAATGCATATTAGTATCTGGGGAAACAAAAGAGCAATATGAAAATAACACTAGAACAACTTATCAAAGATAGTAAAGAATTGGCAAGTCAAATTCCAAACGGAAAATACGAATCTATTTATGGAGTCCCTGCTGGAGGAATTTTACCAGCGTATGTAATTGCTGAAGAATTATGGTTGCCTCTCGTAGACGAGCCAGAAGAAGGTACTTTGATTGTAGATGATTTAGTTGATAGTGGTAAAACTCTTAAAAATCTAGATTGTGGTCTTGATACAGCTACACTTTATATTAAATCTCACAGCCCTAGACCCACTCACTATTTAGAACAAGTTGAAGGTTGGATAGATTTACCGCACGATAAAGAAACAGACTCCGAAGATTTAATTGTAAGAATGTTTGAGAAAATAGGAGAAAATCCGAATCGCGAAGGACTTTTAGATACACCTAAACGAGTAGTTAAAATGTGGGAAGAAATCTTCCGAGGATATGACGAAAGTCAAAAACCTAAGATTACGGTTTTTGACAATGATACAGATGGAATCAAATATGACCAAATGATTTTGGATTCAGGGAATTATTATAGTCAATGTTTAGTAGGAGATACTCAAATAAGAACTACTAAAGGAATTTTTAAGATAAAGGATTTGGTAGGAAAAAATGAAGATGTATTTTGTTATGATGAAAAGAATAAAAAATTTACAATTTCGCGGGCTACAAAAATAGAAAAGAAAAAAAGGAACGCAGAAGTTTGGAAATTAACAACCGAAACGAATACTATTTATGCTACGCCAGACCATAAATTTCTAACTTATACTAATGGATGGGTAATGTTAAAAGATTTGAAGCCAAACGATAGTTTGGTAGTTTTGAATTCTGTTTTAAGTGATAATTATATTAGTGTTCAGTTTCAGAAATCTCAGAATGGTTGGAAAAAAGAGCATCAGTTTATTTATGAAGAAATGAAAAAGAAAAAAATAAAAAAAGGGCAAGTAATTCACCATATTGATTGTAATAAATTAAACAATAATATAGATAATTTATTAGTTTTATCAAATAAGAAACATATAAGTTTACATTCAAAAATGTTTCAAGAATCACTATCTATTAAAGAAAAATCAGAAAGAGGAAAATGCGCCAATAGAGGATTTGTAAATTTGAAATATACTAATCCTGAAAAATTTAATGAAGTTAGAAAAAGAGCATCAAAGTCATTGAAAAATACTTATAAAACTGAGAAAGGTAAAAAAATAAGAAAGAAAAAAAGTATTTTTATGACAAAATTATGGAAACAAAGAAAAGATGAACAAAAAATGGCTAATCATAGAGTTATTAGAACAGAATTTTATGGGTATGAAGATGTTTATTGTATGGATGTGAAAAAATATCACAATTTCGTTGCAAATGAAATGATAGTGCATAACTGCGAACATCATATGGTGCCATTTTTTGGAAAATATAACTTTGCATATATTCCTAATAAAAAGATTCTCGGATTAAGTAAAGTTGCAAGAATTGTTCAATACTACTCAGCAAAACTTCAAGTTCAAGAAAGATTAACAAAAGAAATAGTAGATGAAATAGAAAAAGCAGTCCAGCCATTAGGAATAGCTCTTATTATGAAAGGTCGGCATCTTTGCAAAGAAATGAGAGGAATAAGAGATAAAGGAGAAATGATTACAAGCGAAATGAGAGGGGTTTTTAAAGAAAAACCTGAAACACGAATGGAGTTCTTGAGATTATTAAATGTTAATTAAAAAAAATGAGTAAAATTAAAAAATTTAGAGAATTAGTTATAGAAGGAAAAACAAGAGAAGAGGCCAGAGATATTAGTGGAGTAGCAGACGCTACATCAAAAATCCAAATCTACAAAATAAAAAAAGAAGGATTATTAAACAATAAACCAGAACCTAAAGTCGAAGATTCTGAAGATGTAACTATTGAAGAAACCAATGACTAAAGCAATTTGTGTTTTAAGTGGAGGAATGGATTCAACCACTCTTCTATATAAGCTCTTAGATGAAGGTAAAGAAGTAAAAGCAATCTCTTTTAATTATGGCCAGAGACATAAAAGAGAATTAGAAGAAGCTAAAAAGACCTGTGCTTCTTTGGGAGTAGAACATAAAATAGTGGAACTAGATTTTATGCGAGATTTATGTTCTAATTCAGCTCTTACTGGAGATATTGATGTTCCTTATGGACATTATGAGGCAGAAAATATGAAACAAACAGTAACACCAAATAGAAATATGATTATGGCTTCTATTGCTATTGGATGGGCAGTCAACGAAGAATTTGACGAAGTAGCTCTAGGAGTTCATGCTGGAGATCACGCTATTTATCCAGACTGTAGACCTATGTTCATAAATTGTCTAGAAAACATCGCACAAACAGCAAACTTTAGGTCAATTAAAATATATACTCCTTTTTTGAATATAGATAAAGGAGATATAGCAATTGAGGGTAAAAAATTAGGAGTAGATTATTCCTCAACGCATACTTGTTATGAGGGAAGAGAAATTCCTTGCGGAAAATGCGGAGCTGATATGGAAAGATATGAAGCATTTTTGAAAGCAGGAATGAAAGATCCTCTATATTCAGACGAACAATGGATTAAAGTAGGAGAAAATTATAGAGAAATGAAAAAGACAGGTGTGTAGAATGAATAATTGCTATATAATAACTATATGGCACCACCCAAAGGACATATTCCTTGGAATAAAGGAAAAACTGGAATTTATTCACTTGAGACAAGAAAAAGAATAAGCATAGGAAATAAAGGTAAAATATCTCCTATGAAAGGGAAGCATCATACCAAAGAAACTAAGAAATTACTCAGTGATAAGTTTAAAATTATTGCCAAACAAAAAGGTTTTGGAAAATGGATGAAAGGTAGAAAAAATACTCCTTTTCTCTTGGGACATAAAAAAGTAGCAGAATTTAGAAAAGGAAAAACTTATAAAGAAATTTATGGAGAAAGAGCAAGAGAAGAAGCTTTAAAAAGAAAAATAAGTAATAGAAATCGTTGGAAAAATAGAAAGAGAAGTGAAGTTAGATTAAAACATAATGCTGATTATAGATATAATGAATGGAGAAAATTTGTTTTTGAAAGAGATAATTATATTTGTCAGAAATGTAAAGAAAAGGGTCGTTTAGAAGCTCATCATATTCTTAGTTGGAAAAATTATCCTGAATTGAGATATGAATTAAATAACGGTATTACTTTATGCCTAGCTCATCATCCAAGAAAAAGAGCTGAAGAAAAACAATTAGCTTCATTTTTTATGAATCTAATTGAAACAAAAGCAGAATTTTGAAATTATTTTTTGCAGGAGCTGAGCCAAAACAAACACGCCGACTTTTAAAAGAATGTAATGCTAATAAATTTCTTGTTTCTTATTATTCTTTTAGAAAGCAAGACGATTTAACTAATGAAGATGTTTTTCTTGACTCAGGAGCTTTTACTGCGTTCACTCAAAATAAAGAAATCGATATTCAAAAATATATAGGGTATTTAAAAAAACATAAAGAAAAATTTTCTGTATACGCCAATCTAGATGTTATAGGAGATCCTGAAGCTACTTTAAAAAATCAACAAATAATAGAAAAAGCTGGATTAAATCCTCTTCCTACTTTTCATTATGGTTCAGACATCAAGTATCTTAGAAACTATATTGACAATTATGGTTATATTGCCTTAGGAGGACTAGTTCCTTTAACACGGAAACCTGTTGAGCTTATTAATTGGCTAAATTATTGTTTTTCTTTCTTGATTAAACCAATTAAAGAAAAAGGACTCAAAATACACGGTCTTGGAATGACAAGTAGTAAGATTTTAATTAAATATCCTTTTTATAGCGTAGACGGAACTTCTTGGTTATGTGGCGCTAAATTCGGAACTGTAATTAAGTGGGAGAAATATAAAATGCAGGGAGCAATACATTTGAGTCATAAAGAAAAATTTATTGAAGCTGGTTTAAATTTAAAACTTGCAGAAAACGATAACGAGAAATCTAAACATAATATAATAGAATTTCTTAAAATGGAAAAAGACATTACAGAACTTTGGAAGAAAAGAGGAATTGAATGGAAAGACTAGTTATCCACACTTCATACTTGATTTTTTAAGAAAAAAAATATATAATATAAGTATGAAGTTAAAAGAACAAGTTAAAATATATTTAGAAGAAAATCCGAGAGCAAGAGAGAGACGAGTTAGAGCAAACACGGTATGGGAAATTCTAAAAGATAGATTTCAATTAGAACAATTAGGAGAAAATATGATGATTGATAAAAGATTCTTTATTGACGAAGCGTTTACAGAAATTCAAAACATAAATAGAGTAGTTAGAAAAGTTCAACAAGATTATCCTGAATTAAGAGGTCGAGATTATGAAGATAAATATATATTAGAAAAAAATTATCAAAGTAATTTAGGATATGAAGGAAGATATTATCAGGATTTAAAATTTTTTAAAAACTTATGAAAATTAAAAAAACAATTCAAATAAAAACAATAAAAGAATATATCTTAGATGATATAGAAGCAAAAGAAATTCGTACATGTCTTGATTACTGTTTTCACCGAATGACAAAACATTATTCGTGTGGTTTACCGATAAATCTAGAAGAACTTAATAGATTAAGGAGAGAATTACGAAAATGAATAACTTTACAACTCAAAAAATAGAAGTAGAAATAAAATTAGTCGAGCCAAATCCTTGGAATCCAAATCTTCAAACCGATTTTATCTTTAGAAAAGAAATAGAATCAATTAAAAAGTTCGGATTACTTGGCTCAATACTTGTAAGAGAAGTTGCAGGAATTTATCAAATCTTAGATGGTGAGCATCGATGGAAAGCTTGCAAAGAATTAGGATATACAAAAATTCAAGTAGAGACATTAGGAGAGATTCCTGATCAAGAAGCAAAAACATTAACCGTCTTACTTAATAATCTTAGAGGAAAAGATGATATCGAAAAAAGAGCAGAAATTCTTAAACAACTCAGTGATGGGCAATTATCTTTACTCCCTTTTACCGAAGAAGAAATAAATAACGAGAAAGCATTATTTGAATTTGATTTCAGTCAATACGATAAACAAGAAAAAATCGAAAAGCGAAAAATAGACAATACTCTTTGTTTCGGATTAACAGAAAAAGAAAGAGAATTATGGAATAAAAGCTTGGCATTTGCTAAAAAGGAAGAAAATCTTAGCGATATTTCATTATTTCTAAAAATGCTTGAAGGATATTTAGAACTTAGATGTATAAGAGATAATAAAGGAAATTGGAAATTAGATTAGTTAGTTATCCACACTTCATACTTGATTTTTTATATAAAAAAATATATAATATAAGTATGAAAGTGCAAGGGGGAGTTTATAAAATAACAAAATCGGAAATCCCGATTTATCCAAAACTATGCAATCATTAAAACAAATAAAAGAAAAAGTCCCTGAAGTGAGAATACTTGATTCTACTTATGGCATAATAGTAAACGAAGCAAAAAAAATGATAGGAGGAGAATTTGAAGTTATGAGGATTAACTATTATGATAAAACTATCTATGTCTGGAACAAAGACAAATCAAATTGGTGGATATTCAACCTCTCCGATGTCCAATTCCTAACCCCTCTCTCTTTTAACGGCAGGAGAATAGGAATAGGAGATGAGGTGAAAGATGTTTACGGATGGTGTGAAGTCTATGGATATAGTTGGAATGACGGAGAATGGGGAGTAGATGTTGCTGAGAATAAAGATTATAAAGATGATACTCGTTGGTTAACAGAAAACAAAATCACCGACCTCCGCCCTCTCTACCAAGACGACAAAGTCCAAAAGGCAATTAACCTCCTTCAAGAGAAAGGTCGCATTAAAGACGGAAAAATAATTATATGAAAATAAACATTAAAGAAGAAAGAGAAGAAGAACTCAAAGTCGGAGATATAGTTAAGTTTAACGACGGTATTATCGGCTTGATTGTTAACGGAGATGGTTGTGAATATAAAACAAAAGAAGGATATGGTTGTGTATTATTGAAATATTCTGCTGGCAATGATTGTTTTAATATGGCAGGTATTTACATTAATGACCTAAACAAAAAAAGATACACCCTCCTCGCCCACGCAGACGAATGGGAGATTAACATTAAGAAGTAAACGGGCAACCGCCTCCCTTATGGCGGGAATGATTATGAAATATATAAGACGAATAGATGATATTATTCACAACCAAAGCCGTTCAAATTATCGTGGCAATAAAGACCACGAAGAATGGGTAATAGCAAAACCAGAAGAAGCAATAGGATTACTAAAATGGCGTATCAGAATTATAAAAGCATTGGCGGTTCTTATGGGTAAGGCAGATGCTTTTACTTATGATATTTATCAATAAACTAACCCCTCCCCCGCCGAGGTAAAGGCGGGAAATAAAATGAAAAAGAAATTTAGAGCGTGGGACGAATTTGATAAAAAAATGTCGTTTTGGACAATGAATGACTTATGTAATTACTGTCCAGACAGAGATAAACCAAGTTGTTTAGATGAATGGATGCAATATATCGGTTTGTCGGACAAAAACGGAAAAGAGATTTGCGAATCAGATATACTAAAATTAATACGTAAAGGAAAAACATATATTGGCGTAGTTAAATACTTTGAAGACTTCTGTAGTTTCCTACTTGAAGGAAAAGGTTTTAGAGTAGATATCTTTTCGGGCGATGAAATTATTGGAAATGTTCACGAAAATCCAAAACTTATATGACATACCTAAAACAAGTAAAAAGGAATAAGGAGAGCTTTGATAAAGAGTTTTGTAAAAATTATCCAGATGGAAGAAGCAGATTTCTTCGTTATCGCTCTGTGTCAGAAGACGGCGATAAAGAAATCAAATCCCACCTCACCACCTCCCGTATCTCTGAACTGAAAGCGTTGGCGGAGGAAATAAAGAGTGAGAAAGGGGACATAACAGATTATGGGTTTAACGCCCCCATTTTTAATAAAGGTATATCAACCGCCATCAAAATTATCAACAACATAGTAAAAGAATTAGAAAAATGAGAGAAATAAACATAAGCAACCTCCGCCAATGGCTTAACGAGGACAAAATAACAGACCCAAAGAGAATGGTAACAAATGAAGATTTGAAACATTGGCTTGATTTTGATTTCACTGAACCAATAATAAAAGAAAAAATAAAAGCCTACAACAAAGGCTACATCGGTGGACTAAATCTCCGCAAAGACTACAACAACATAAAACCCAAGATATTGGAAAAGGAATATGAAAAAGGTCGGCAAAACGAGCGGAAAGCGTGGATAAATGGCGAACGATGTGATAACTGCGGAGGTCTAAAAGAGAAAAGTTTATCAAGTTGGTGTTTAAGTTGTTTAGAGGAATAATAAAATGAAAAATAATATATCACTAAAACTATCAAAAGAAATACACGCCCTTGCAAAAGAGAAAGGAGTGGAGTTGACGAAGTGCAAGTATTATTACAATAATAAAAATAAGATAACCAAACAATTTAAAAAGTATAAATGGGCTCATTCAATTACAGAAGCTGGGACAGAAACTGAGTATAAAAAAGAAATTGGTAATAATCTTCCAGCCTACACAACAAACGAACTCTTTGAAATGTTGCCAAATAGATTAGAAGATGAAGGTATGGATTATTCTTTGACATTGAGAAAAATCAAAGACACAGAACAAGAGTGGGAAAACAAAAAAACCATACTCCCAGACAATATAGAAAGATGTAATGGATATGAAGCAAGTATTGGTGAGCCATCAAGATTAGGGCATAAACAATTTATATTCTTAGCCGACACCTCCGCCGAAGCCCTAGGTCTTCTTTACAAGGAGTTAATCTCACAAGGAATAATAATATGACAACCTCTTGCAACCACAACTACGAAAAAGCAATAAAAAAAGGGAGATGTTATTATGTTTGCCCGAAGTGTGGGGGAGACATAACGATGCAGATATATTTAGTATCTCTCTTGGAAAAAAAGAAAGATAATGAAAAATATGGTATAATTAAGGAGTAAATAATAAAATGAAATTACAAGATATCCCAAAAGGGTCAAAAATAAAAGTAGAAGAAGGAATAATCACTTTCCACCACCTTGACGGAATGTATTCTTATTGCACGGCTGATTGGCGGAAAAAAGAGGAAAGCATTATCCACTTATCAAGAATGACACCATTAAAGAAAGAAGGTGATTATTATTTTATGGAAGAGGAGTAGTTCATTGAAAATAGAATATCTTGTAATGGGAAAGCGACTAGAAATAAAACTAGGAAGGACTGATATAAGAGAAACCATTAAATATATCGTTCGCGTGTTGATTTTATCTAGGTGGTTTTTGGTAAAATCAACTTCCCATTACAAGGTATTTTATTTAGTTCATTGAAAACCAGTGAGAATACGGTGAAGTAAGGTAACTTACCCCATTGCTAAGCTGCGGGGGAGGAGGTCGCAGTGGAGTCAGGGTTATCCGAGTTAAAATCTCGGGCGTATCCTCATTGGTTTTGAGTGAGTTAGTTCATTGAAGGGGGTGAGGACGGCTTATGTCCAAGAAAGGTTGCGACTGACATTAAGCAAAATGTCGCATAAACCCTTGTCCCCTTGAGTGAATTATCACTCGTTAGCTCTTTGAAAGGAAGGTGAAATATGAAAGCCATTATTTTCGTCTGCCCGGATTGTAAAAGAGTTTTACATCACGGTGAATGGATAAGACTTAACCTTGAACGATTACTAAAACTAAAAGCGGGATTTGAACGCTTTGAAGTTTTGGGAATGTATTGCAACAAACCCTGCGGAGGTGTCAAATGATAAAGGCATATTGCCAAAAGAAATCATTATGGATTACAGACCACAAAGCAGTAAGGTATTGCTTTACAAAGGCAAAGTGCAAATGGCTTCATTTCCGTTTATGGAACCTTGAAAAAAGGATACGGAAATCACGCTCCTAAGCGAAAGGGTAAGGCGTCCCTAAAAAACGCCACTATAAAATCAAACTATGAAAGCAAAAACATTATTAAAATTAAAAAAACATTTTTCAGTTCCCGTTTTTATTGTTGTTGAACAAAAATTAAAAGGATTGAAAAAAATAAAAGGTGCTAAATTTGCTGTTCGTTCATCAGCAGATTGCGAAGACGGAAAAAAGTATTCTTGGGCTGGTATTTTTGAAAGTTATCTAGATGTTCCTAAAAATCAAATAAAAAATAAAATAGAATTAGTTAAAAAATCCGCAAATTCTAATCGTGCCAAAATCTATGCCCAAAAAATAGGATATAAGAAAAAAATTAAAATTCGTGTTATAATACAAGAAATGATACAAGGGGACACGGGAGTTTGTTTTACAGACACAATGACTTTTGAATCAAATCCGCCATTTTATTCTGTAGAATTAGAAAAGTTATGTAAAAAAGTTGAACAATTTATGGGATGTTCACAAAACATTGAATGGATAAGAGATAATATGGGAAAGTTTTGGATTTTGCAATCAAGACCAATAACAAAATGATATTAAGTAAAGGGAAAATTAAAGGAATTATTGATAAGGATATTTTGGTTTGTAAAAAGACGACTCCAAAAATGATAGAGAAGATAATGCAATCTAAAGCGGTATTTGTTGAAGAAGGAGGATTACTTTCTCACGCCTCAATAATTTGCCGAGAACTTAAAATACCGTGCGTAAGAATTGATAACGCAACAAAAATTTTCAAAAAAGGAACAGAAATAGTGGGACTTAATTGGATATATGGAGAAGTATTGAATGAAATAAATAAACTGGTTAAAAAATACGCCAATCCTGATTTCAAAGTCAACGGCGAACCCTTGGAAAAGATTGGAAAAATTATGATAGAAAAAATTCAAGATATTAAAATGGATAAAGATTGGTATAATCAAGTAAAGCAACCGATAGATTTATTCAGAACGGCAAAGGATAATTCCCAAAGGATGATAGCAATCAGTTGGATGGATAAGATAGTAAGGGCATCAAATTTATAGTTCTTTGAAAAGATTCAGAGGCAGGCAAAAGGGCAAACGCCGTTCGGCGTAAGGTATCACATTGATAAAGACCTAGATGACGCTCTGAATCTAAGGGTTGGCAGTTATCCCTTAAAACTGCCACTTTATAAAATCAAACGGAGAACCGATTATAAGTTAAGTAAAAAAAAACTATGGAATGTGAAGTAAGCCCAAATTATAGAAAAGACGAAAACAAAGACCTCCATTTCTTCTGCGATTATTGTGATGAAGAAATGAAATTAGGAGAAAGTAGGAAATGCTCCGCAAAACCTGAGATGTGTAGGAAATGCGGAAAGCCTATCGGTTGGAGTGATTTATCAATGGGGAGATGTATAATTTGCAAGAAGAAATTATGAAAACACATAAAAAATTCTTCAAATCGCCAAGACTGGAAATTGGAAGAATACTTATCCAAGAAATGGAGAAATGGGAAAGCACGGATAAAGTAAAGTCGAAAGAGTTTTATCAATTAGTGGATAGATTGGCAAAATTATGCAAAAAATAAAAACAGACTACATAACAGTCGACGAAGAGTGTCTTATCTGCGGAAGAAAAGCGGAGAAGAGAATAAACGAAGACTTTTATCTTTGCGAAACCTGCCTCCCTTTTCTGAGATTATTGGAGAAGTTAAATTTGATAGAAATAGATTAGTTAGAAAGTTATCCACACTTGATACTTGATTTATTATATAAAAAAATATATAATATAAATAGAGATAAAAGGTCGAAGATTAAAAATTAACTGTAGAGTTGGGTATATGAGTTTTAAGCAGTTAATTCTCATATGTCCAACTCTTATTAGAGAAATGACAACAAAAGAAAAGTTCTTAGAGGGAATTAAGATAGAGGCACAAAAACAAAAGGGTCGAAAAGAAGTCTTTAACTGGTTAATAAATAGTGAAGTTTATGAAAAATTACATCAAGAAAGAACAGAAGACAATTCAAGAAATATACAGTTGGTTGGGGTTTGTAGTGTTTTGGACAATAGTATGGATGGGGATAATTAATATCTCAATACTCATTATAGGATTAATAGTAGGAGCAAAAATATGAATAATTACATAAAAGCTGGTCTTGTTCCGGTAGGCAAAAACGAAGAGGGAGAAATGGAATATATAGGTACAAAACAAGAATGGGAAAAACTTGATGAAATGTCGCTTGCTAAAACAGAAGCAGAAATAAATTTTACAAACGAATTAGATATTGCTGAAGAATCAACGAGACAGGCAATTTTTCACGAAGAAAATAAAGAGGAACTTGTTTAACTTATCCACACTGTGATATATTATAAATAATTATCTATAATATATTTATGGGATATGAAAATTGTGGAGGAAAAAGACCAGGAGCTGGTAGAAAAAAGGCACCACATACAATTGAAACAGAATTGATGCGTAAAAAGCTTGTGGAAAAAGTTAATCAAGAATTTGAACCAATTCTTGAAGGACAGATAGAAAAAGCAAAAGGGCTTTATTATGAAAAACAAATGCTTGATGGTCAAATTAGAATCTATAAGAAAGAACCAGATAATAAAGCGGCAGAGTATTTAATCAACCAAAGTATAGGAAAACCGAAAGAGACATTAGATTTAGGAAACAAAGATGGAGAACCGATAGCTATCCGCTTAGATACATAGCGTAATTCAAAAGACAATCGCTTGTCCTCAAAGTATATAAGAAAGCAATAGAATACGTCATTAAAAAAGGTCGCACTTTAAAATGATAGATAATGAGATAACTTGGTCAGAATTAACACACTATAATGAAAAGCAAAAAATAGCAGACGAAGCATTAAAGAAATATAAGTATATTCTGTACGGCGGAGCTATGGGAGGAGGAAAATCTTACTGGTTACGTTGGACTTTAATAAAATTATTGCTGAGATATTATAAGCAAACAAAACAAAAAGGCATTCGTGTTGGTCTATTTTGTGAAGATTATCCTGCATTAAAAGACAGACATATGTCGAAAATGGAATGGGAACTTCCAAAATGGCTAGGGACAATAAAAAGAGGAGATAATGAATATCATTTGAAAGACAAATGGGGTGCTGGAGTTATTTGTTTACGAAACTTAGATGATCCTAGTAAATATGCATCTTCTGAGTTTGCCGCAATTGCAGTAGATGAATTGACAAAAAACGACAAAAGAGTCTTTGATAACTTAAGAACAAGAATGAGATGGAAAGGAATATCTGATACTAAATTTATTGCTGGAACAAACCCTGGAGGCAGGGGACACGGCTGGGTTAAAAAGAAATGGATGGACAAAGAACACGAAGTTGCAGAAAAAGAAGCTTATCTATTTTATTACATCCCTGCAACAGTATACGATAACAAACAAAATCTTCCGGATTCTTACTTTACACAGCTTTCAGGATTACCGGACGAAATGAGAAGAGCCTTTCTTGAAGGAGACTGGAATTTGTTTGAAGGACAGTATTTTACAGAATGGAGAGACAATATACATATTATTGATCCTTTTGAAATACCAGATACCTGGAGAAAGTTTGGAGGATATGACCACGGAAGAGCAAAACCGGCGTGTTTTAAATGGTATGCATTAGATTATGACGGAAATATATATGTTTATAAGGAATACTACGTTAACAAAGAAGATGGAAGTATTAGAAAAGAAGCACAACAAATAGCAGAAGAAGTAGTAAAACTTAACGGAGACGATAAACTTGAATATGTAGTAGCAGATAGCGCAATCTTTAGTAAGACAGGACACGGAGAAACAATAGCAGAGATACTAAAGAAAAACGGAATAGGAAAACCTGGAACAAATATCCCTTTACTTATTCCGAGTCATAAAGACAGAATAGCAGGATGGGCGATAATGCATCAAATGTTATATTGGGACGAGAAAGTAATACCTAAATTGAGATATTTCCGTAATTGTAAGGATAGTATAAGAACAATACCGGCATTAGTTTACGACGAACATAAAGCTGAGGATTTAAACAGCAATGGTGAAGATCACGCAGCTGACGTAGATAGATATTTCTTACAGACGCTAAGAAATAAAAAAACACAACCACCAAAAACATACGTAGAGAGAAAGGTATTAGAATTTAAAAAGAAAAGAGAAGGGACATTAGATAATCCGTTTAAAATATATGACGACTTATAAAATGACAAAAAAAGAATTTACAGAAATAATAAAAGAACTTATGTCTCTTGAAAAAGATATACAAGAAGTTGATAAAGCACTTAAAAAACTAGACCCTGACTTTGGAGGATTTTACTTATCAAGAATATCGACATTGATAGTTAAAACATTACAGATAGTAATGAAAGATAAAGCCGATTGGATAGGATATTGGTTTTGGGAACTAGATTGTGGAAAACTAACAAAAAAGAACTCTGTTCAATTAAAGAACGGTAAGAATGTTCCAATTAAAACAATCAGCGATCTGTATAAGATATTGACAACCGAAGATCTGAATACTTGATTTTTATTTAAGTATAATGTATAATATGGAATATAAACTTTACAGCATCGCATATAAAAGCAAATTAAAAAACAAAAAAGCCTTGTATACTATTCCAGCACTTAATTCTCAAGACGCATATAAAGCCGGAATAGAAAGTTTAATCAAGGAAAATGGAGATTTGATTTGGGAAGCAGATATGATGACGATATCAGAACTACCACAAATGGAAGTCAAAAAAGACAAGAATTATTTTCTTAAATGTATCGTAGATAACAAAGACAAAGAATTATTTACAGCTGGTAAAAAGTATTTATCAGACAACGAAATCAAATATGTAGAAAGTAGTTTGATTTAATTTAAAAGATAAGTTATAATAAAAATATGAATATACAACTTAAAAACGAATACGTGATTTTAAAAGCCTTAGAAGATGAAGACACAAAAACAGAAAGTGGATTATATATTCCAAAAGAGACACGAGCAGAAGAACAAGTCGCAACTGGTGAAATCTTATTGGACAGTGGAGAATATAAAAAAGGCGACAAGATTCTTTTTCATAAAATAATTCCGATAGATGCCCAATTAGAAGTTAATGGAAAATCAGAACAAGTTTGGTTTATTAAAATAAAAGATATAATTGCAGTAATTTAATAGGGTCGCACTTATTAAATGTCAAACGCACTAGAACTTAAAAAACAAAAAGAAGAACATTTGGCGAATGCTCCGTCATATTCTATTTCCAAAGAAGACAAGGCAGCACAAGACTTTTTTGAAGACCGCAAAACAGTTCTTAAAGAATATAGAAAAAAATACGAACAAATATGGAATAAAGCAGATGTAGCATATATTCCTCATAGTTTAAACGAAAAAGGAAAGAAGATATTAGTAAGCGACGACGAGTTAGGATGGCGTTCAACGCAAATAACTCTAGGATCAGATAAATGGCAAGAAGATAGTATTTCTCCAAATCCGTATATTAAAATACAAACAGCTCTAGGAATTATAGTGGATAGAAATCCTACCGGTATATTTTCTCCTGGAAGTAAGAAATATCAAAAGAACACTCCTCTTATCCAAAACTTATACGCTCGTAGTTGGGACATAGCTAAATCAAAAGAACAACTTAAATTATTTGTATTCAATCAAGCTAAGTATGGAATAGGGATTGCCAGAACATTTCCTCTTAAACTTGAAAGACAAGGACATGTATATTATGACGATATCTTTAGAGAGAACTTAGATCCACGAACTGTTTGGTTAGACAATAATACAAAACCTGGAAATAAATTTTCTTGTAACGATTGGATATATTATAAAGATTATGATTGGGATAGATTTGTTGAACAATTTGGACATCTTGAGAATTTTAAATATGTTAAAATAACCTCAGCAAATAAAGAAAACGAAGATGACGACAATGATAATGAAAAAGTTCGAGTCTGGTTTTACGAAAATCTTTCAAGAGATAATTTCTTTGTTCAAACTGACGATAATATAGTCTTAGTTAACGAGGAATTACCACAACCAGTAAAAAATAAAAGACTTAGTTGTTGGTTTGCTCCGTGGACAATAAGAAGTGCAAATGAGATTCATGGTATTGGAGTATACGAAGCAATGAGAAATGATTATAAGATTGCCACTAAGATAAGAAATATGTCAACAGACCAACTTACTTTGTCTATTTACAAAGAGTTTTTCTTTGAAGGAACAGATAATCTTGAAGGAGATGGACAAATGTTAACAAGACCAGGCAAAGGACGACAAGTTGTCAATCCACAAAATGTTCGTTGGAATGAAATTCCGGGTCCTGGTCAAGAATCAATAGAATGGCTAAAATACTTTGAACAACTACAAGAGAAAAGCACAGGAATAACTGCTACACTTGAAGGTGCTGTAATAGGAAAGACAGCATTTGAGACCGCACAGGCTAGAGAAATGGCTCTTAGGCGAATGAAAACTCCTCTAGATAATATCTTAAACGCACTAGAAACAGAGGCGTATATAACTTTAACTATTATAGAAGACTTATATAGTTTGCCTAAAATAGAAGAATTAGCAGAGCCAAGATTTATAGAACAATGGAATGAGGCTAAACAGGAAATGGAAATAATTAAACAGACGACACAAGAAGTTCCCAAAGAATTTCCATTAAAAGTTGAAAAAGATAAAGAGGGCAATATAATAGAAACAGATAAAGAAGAATTCCTTGAAATATCTCCAGAAGATTTGCCTTGGGAGGGAGTGGTTAAAATAAAAGCCCAATCAATACTAGCTCAATCAGAATTATTGGAACGTACAACAAAACTAGAAATGGCGAATATAGTTATTCCTTTACTAGAACAACCAGAAGAGATAGTAGGGAAAGCGGCTAAACAGATTATTAAAGTTTACGGAGAAGATCCGAAAGACTGGTTACCGGATAGTTGGTTACAAGAAAAACAAAAACCCTTATTTGTTCCTCAAGGACAACAGCCAGTGGGACAGCAACCACAGTCACCGCAACAACCTCAACCAGTAGGAGGACAAGCACAAACAGTACAGCCATCAACACAAATAAGACCTCAACAAGGAATGGTCGGTAATTTTATTAACAAAATAAATCCCTTTACAAAATGAGTTCAACATCAACAGCAGTAAACAATAAACAATTTTATGACAGCTATCAATCAAACAAAATTATTAGCCCAGCAATTTCAACAAAGTCCTTATTTTCTTTTATTGGAAAAATTAAGAAATACCTTAGAGAAAAAATGGCGAGAAGAAAATCTAGTAAAAGAAACTGAATTTGAAACATTGAAAGCAGTTATAAGACAAGAAGAACGATTAAAAGCTTTGGAAATATACTTTCAAGAGTTGGAACAGTTAAGTTATTAGTTTATCCACACTTGACTTATTAAAAAGAATAATTTATTATGAAATTAGAAAGAGAACTTTTATCATTACAAGATATGGCAGGCAGAGGAGAAGAGATTCTTTTTGAAACGAATTGGAATTCAAAAGTTCAGCAGAATAAATATATCAAAGTAATGCTTGGCGATAAAGAAATTATTCTTTCACAAGATCAATTATATTCAATTCTATTTATTATAGGGAATGAAAAATTACAAGATAGAGCGATTAGTCGTTTCACAACCCAGACTCCTATAAGAAGTGAATTACATAGAATTGCGATAACAACGACAAGAGATATTAAACAAGGAGAGGAAATTACAATACCGATACGATTAACAATTGATAAAGAAAAAGGAAAGGTTAGAATTACAAAGTAGATTATAAATTAGTCATCTTCCACTTCAAGGAAGTAAAAGACCGAAGTAAAAACAATGGCAAAATGTTCAAAATGTGAAAAAGAGTTTAAGAATTTAGGTGTTCACGAAAGGTTCTGTAAAGGAATTGTAGATGAAGATGTGACTGATTTAGTAGCCACAAAAGAGGAAAGAATTGAAGTAAAACCAGACGATAAAGTAATTACAGCAATCAATAATCTTACAAGTTTGGTTAAGAATTTAGCTGAAAGAGTTGAAGAAATAGAAAAACCAGTTATAAAACAAGCCGAAGAACAAAATAAATATGTTCCCGCACAAGACGAAACCTATCCTGATAAAAGAAAACCAACCCAGTATAGACGAATAGTCGATGAAATACTTTCAACAGAATTTGATTTCGATGTAGAAGATATAGATCCACATAATTTTCAATTCACAATATATGTTCCAAACAAATTTAGTTCATTAACTGCGGAAGATAAAGAAAAAGGAATGAAAGATATTAGATCAAGAATTATTCCAATTATTGTAGGAGAGAACGGAGTAACAGATTGGTGTAAGAAAATTAAAGAAAATCTTTCGAAATATCTTTCGGAAAATAAGCTTACACAGCAATTATGATAGTAAAAATCAAAAACGGATATGAAGTCAAGAGTGAGACAACTGGACGCAATCTCGGAAAATCAAAGACAAGAGCCGGAGCAATTAAAAGATTAAGACAAGTCGAATACTTTAAACACAAAAAAAAGATTTCATCAAGTGATGGATATATAAAAATATGAAAACACTCAAAATTGCAAACAACTTAGTAGTAGGATTGATAAAATTCCTCAATAGTTTAGACTTGGAAGGTAATAAATCCAGACAAAGAACTCGATTTATTAAACTTTTGATAGAAAGAGCACAAGAAATAGAAAAAATAAAGAAAGAGATTATAGAAAAGTATGCAAAGAAAGATAAGGACGGGAAAGTAATAATGACTCAAATGGAAAATAACCAGACTTCATATGAATTTGAGAACGATAATCTAGAAGAGGCAAATAAAGAATTAGGAGAATACTTGAAAGAAGAGTTAATTGTTGATATACTAGAAGAAAGGAAGACAGAAATTGAAACAATGAAAGACTTAATTTTAAATACCGAAAAGAAATTCAGCGAGGCGGATGCAGTAATGTATAACGATTGGTGCGAAGCGTTCGAGAAAATATAGGAATCTTTACAATTAGAAGGTCGCACTTTGAGTGGTAATAGAGCTCTCTACTTAAGATTTGCGACCTTTCTTAAATAGAGAGTTTAAATTACCCCTTAAAAGGGTAATTTTTATTAGTTCATCTTCCACTCCGAGGAAGTAAAATATAGGAGTAAAAATAATGAACAAAATAGGCAATATTCCTTCATTCGAAGGAGAAGAGGAAGTAAAAGAAGCCGTTGACGATAATTTCGAAGAGGAAACTCCAGAAGAAATTAAAGAAACGGAGGAGAAGGAAACTCCAGAGGATTCTTCCACCGAAGAAGAACCAGACGAAGAGGAAGTCGTCGATGATTCTGAAAAAGAAAAGGAAATTGCCGGACTTGAACGAGAACTTGGCAAACTTGATAAAGAGGATTCGCTTTATGACGAAAAAATTGCTGAATTAAGGCAATTGGTAACTGAGAAAAGAACCAGTCGTAGAGACAAGAAAAATCTTATTAAAGATGTCGCAATAGAGCCAGAGGAAGAAGTTGTGGATCTTTCAGATATTGATCAAGAGACATTAAAGATTCTTGATAGATATACGAAAGCAAAAGGATTAGTTCCCGCTAGTGAAATAGAGAAACGTTTGTATGTCTCCGAACATGAAAAAGCAGAACAGCGATTTTATGAAAGGCATCCGGAATACAAACCGGAAAATGACGATAACGATACTCTTTATAATGCACTAAAAAGCGAACTTACTTATTTTGCACAACCGAAAAGTCCTTCAGAGATTGAAAAACTTTTTGAAAAGGCTCACAAATTCGTTCAAGAGAAATATCCGAGCAAATTCAAATCTAATAGGAATCCTTCTAAAGATCTCACTAAAGAGGAAAGAATTAAAAAAGCTGGACTTGGAAGTGGTGGAGGAAGTGCAACTCCTAATGCGAAATCTAAAATAAACCCTAAACAGGTAGATATTCTTCGCAAGTCGGGATGGAGTGAAGAAGATATTAAAGAATTAATGTAAAAAACAACTTATGAGTTTTGGAATAGTTAAAGACCCTGGAGAAACCGAAGTCAAGGAGGTGACAATTAGTTCTCTTACATTATCGCCTGGAGATATGCTTGAGCTTAATGCTGGAGCTACGGCTTGGACTGTAGCAGACGCGTCAACTCAACACTGGCAGAAAAAAGTGGTTTGTATTGAACCAGCCACATCTTCAGATACTAAAGTTAAAGCTATTGTAGTTACAGATCATCAGTCTTGGGCTGTTGAATCTGCCAACAATAGTGCTAGCGCAGATAATGGAGATAGAATGATATTAACGGATAAAAATACTGTTAATAACACTGGAACCGATAACGCCTCACAAAACGCAATCTTTATTCAGGAAAATCCTGTTGGAGATGCAACTGATAAGAAAATTATCGGAACTTTCAAAGGAGGAGCAGGAATCGATCCTGATGCCGCCTAATTATCAATCTAACGTAAACTAAAAAACATATATGGGAGTACCACTAACGTTAGGAGATGCTACGGATACTGTAGACGCGGCAATTCAGAATATGTGGCTTAAAGTTTCTAAGGCTGAAAAACCGACATATTACGATAAGTATTTTAATATAGTAAGAGGAATAACTGATTACTATGAAAAAGACTCATCGATGTCAGGCCTTAGTGAAGCCGCCAGAATTGTAGAAAATGCAGTTATAACTGGAGAATCACCTATACAAGGATTTGATCAGACTTACACACAGGTAGAGTTCGGAAAATTACTTTCTGTAACAAAACAAATGTGGAAGTTTGGCATTAAGAAGAGGAAGCTAGAAGGTGTCGTTAATCAGCTTCGCGCTACTTGTGAGCGTAAAAGAGAACGACTTTGTGCTGACCGATTAGATAACGGTTTTAGCACTTCGTACACTGTGAGCGATGATTCAGGAAACTATTCAGCTAGCATTACAGGTGGTAATGGAGTAGCATTATTCTCCGCTTCTCAAACGAGAGAGGATGGAGGAACAAATAACAATAACATTATTACAGATGGAACAACTGTTAATATGGATATTGATTATGATGCTATTAAAGCTCTTGGTAGAACAGAATCATTGATCAAAGACCCGAAGAACAACGATATGGATATCAATACCGACACGCTTATTTTCAAAAGTAAGAGTGCTCAGTATTACAAAGCACAGGAAATTATGCGAACCGTTAAAAATGGTGGCAAAATTCCTGGCGAGATTTCCAACACCGCTGCGGGTATCGGAGAAATGAAGATTATTGGCTTGCCTTGGCTTAAAACCAACACTGCTTATTGGTACGCTTTTGATAGTTCAATGAAAAGCGACGAATACGGTCTACAGTACAAGGAATCACAGCCGATTTCTTTAGAGGGACCAAATGTTGTATTCAAAACATCTGAAATTCAGTACAAATCTACAATGATGTTTGATATTGGATTCAATGATTATCGCGGATGGTTTGCCTCTAAGAACACTAACGCCTCCTAATAGTCGGTAGGAATTAATTAAGAATATCAAACTATGAAAGTAACTGACAAGGAAATTGGATTCTTTGGCTCAACAGAAATTGTTCAACCCGCTGCGTCGGGTCAAGCAGATCCTGGAGCAATGACTACTGCCGGTTCTAATACCGGAACTGCTGGAGCAGGTTTATCTCTTATTGGAGATACCTCGACAGTTAACCAGTCGGCGGCGTTAATGAACGATCTTAAAGCTCTTCAAGAGGACATAACCGCCCTAGACACACTTCTTACAGAAGTTAGGACGAGTCTCGTCAACCTTGGATTGATGAAAGGTTCAGCTTAATGAGTCCACTCAGTCCCTTAACAGGGATTGGGATGGGGTCGTTATTATTAAATAGAAAATAAAAACTATGCAAACAAATACAAAAGTAAGTCCTTATTATGAGAGTATTGAATTTAATCTTGCTACTGCGACTACTGACTATAATCTAGACACTAATCAGGCAACATTTCTTTCAGTGTTCGGTCCAGGAAATGTTCACGAAGTATTTCCTAGTCAAGTAGAGATACGAACCGATCAGACAATTACGATTAAATTAAATTCAACAGGAAATCACGCGATTACGATTGCTGCAACAGATAGTCCTTTCACGATAAAAGGAATCGAGATAACAAATATGTTTATCTCGAATGCATCTGGGTCTACTGCGGCAATTAAATTATTCTTTCAAGACGTAGAATAGTATGGAATTATCAAAAAGAACATTAGATTCAATTAGAATTGAAAAAAACGAGCTTCTTCGTATTTCAAAAGAATACGAGGATAGAATTATACAGAGCGAACAACAGCTCGCTACTTTGGAATCGGAAATTAAGTTATTTCAGAAAGAGAAAGAAAAACTTACGAATGAGAAGAAAGAATATCTAAAAGAAAAAGAAAATAAGCTCGATGAAAGAGAAAAGGAATTAAACGAGAGAGAAGAAGAGGTAAAACAGCAGTTGTCACGAATGACAATCGCTTCTAACAAAAGTAAAGAAGAGAGTGATGGTATAAGTCGTAAGCTTGAAATTCTTAGCAATAACGAGAAGTCTTTGATTGAAAAAGAAAAGAAGATAAATGAAAAAGAGGCCGAAGTTAAGAACAAGATTCTGGAATTAAAAGAAGTTGAGAAAAAAATTAAAGATGACACAGAAAATAATAAAAAGATATTTCAAGCAATTAAGCAGACAATAATTGAAATCAAAGACAAAGAAGAGAACAATAAGATTCAAGAACAAGAAAATAAAGTTAAATCAGAAAGATTGAAAGAAGAAAAAGAGAGATTATCTGCTTTCGAGGTTGAATTAAAATACTCACTATCTAAAGAAAAAGAAAAAAGAGAAGAAAATATCAAGAAAGAGGCTGAATTACAAGACAAAGAAAGTAAAATAAAAGAAAAAGAAGTAAAATTACAAGAACGAGAGCAAGCGTTAGAAAAAAGACAAGAATCTCTCGAAGAAAGAGACTTAGAATTAACTGTTCTCGAAAAAGAACTTCATAAAAAAGCGTTAAAAAACCAAATCAATGGCAAATGAACGAGTAACAATAGCAAATGAGGGAGGAAGTAAGAAAGTATCTGTCACTAGCGCTGGAGCTAAAACACCTCTTGATATTGCTCTAATAAACGATACAGGAACTCAAGTTAATCCTCTGAGTATTTCCAACAACCTCGAGGGCAAAGGGAAAGTTGCTGTCGGCACTACTGCAGTAGAAATAACCTTTACCGGGACGCCTCAGAGTATAATTATCTCGGCTGACACTTCTAATTCAGGGACGCTTTATATTGGAAAGTCAGATGTAACCTCTCTCGGGGCTAACGCAATCGCTTTTCTTGAAGCGGGAGAGAGTGTTGAAATAGATTACGACGACACTTCTAACGCTTTATATGTAGTGGCTTCAGAGGCAAGCCAGAACTATTGGGCGGGAGCTTTGATATGATAAAAAAACTAACAAAAATAATTATAGGTTCAGTTATTCCAAAAGGAACTTCAGGTTCTATTTTGTTTATAGATAGTAGCGGGAAGTTGGCTCAAAGTAATTCAAATCTATTTTTTGACTCCGCCAACAACAGGGTGGGGATAGGGACGGCGAGTCCTGCTTATCCTTTAGATATATACAAAAACATAAATGGAGTTGCTGGATTTAGAGTCTATAATCCTAATATAGGGGGAAATGCTCAAATTCAAAATGTTTTAAAAAATAATAGTGGTTATTT